TGAATCTTTTGAATTCAAACTGAATATGGAAGTTGGCGACATCAAATTACAGAATCCGTTTGTGGGACACGGCCCGTTGCAAATTTATAGATACAACGACTGGACCAATGTTTTTCAAACCTGCAAATTCCACGATTTTGTTAGACCTGGAATCAACATACTTACCAAGGTCAGAGACAACTCTGATATCTTGGATGGATCCTACGAGAACTGGTGGCGAACCAATGCCCCAGACTTTGTTGCCCAGCATGGATGGGATCGAATCTGGCACTATACTGGACATCCTGTGATTGGTCGCACACTGAATCAAGCCGACGTGGTTGCCATGGGCCTTCACTATCAAGATCTAGTGTTTGACCAAGTCGTTGTACACTAGATATAGTAAAGTGCTCTGCAATGCTGGGAGTCGAACCCAGTTCTCCAATTTGCGGTAGGCGCCCTTACCATTAGACCACACCAGAGCACTTTACTATACACTGATTTTTTATCTCACAAGAGAGACTCCATCCCAGTGCCCGCCCGTTCGTACCTGTTTAGAGTGTGGTACAGGACCTCGTTTCCTGTCAATACTTAAATCGGTCTATCATAAATGGTCTGGCCAAAAAATGTACCAGTTGCCTTCATAACTTCTATCCATTTATCAGCGTGGGGAGTATTTTGACCCCCTTGCAGATTCCTTTGCTTGTGCAACATCTGCCAACGCCTTTACTTGTGCTTCTGCCCTTGCAATTTTTGCTTCCATCAATGCTATTCTATCAATTGGTGAAAGGACAAACTGCGACATTTCTTTTGTACTTTTATGTTCCATTTTCCTTCTCCTTAAAACAAAAAACCCTGGAGTTGTTAATTCCAGGGTCTTAATTAAAATATGGTAAATTCTATAGTTTAACTAAGACTCCGGTTGTGTTCGTAATCATTTCCTAGCCAGCAGGAGATTGCACCTAGCACTGGTAGTGTAATGACGGATGAACGGTTGTGTATCATAGTTTTCATATTATATACTTATTTATCTTTTGTGTCAACCTGTTTGAAATGGTGCCCCAAAGGAGACTTGAATTCTAATTAGGACATTTTGGTGGGAGTGGTGAGACTCGAACTCACACACCTTACGGCAACGGCTTCTAAGACCGTCTCGGCTACCAATTACGACACACTCCCTTGTTTTTTACGACCACCTTTGTGATTCAGAGCAATTTTTCTTTTATGCTCTTCTGACTTGGATTTTCCTGCGTTAGCTTTACCTCCCGCAGATTTGTTTCCTTTGCTATTCATTTTACGAGCTTCTTCAAGACCGTATTTGTCAACCATTCGTTCCCAAATAGTCTTACCACCGTTTGCGTCAGCATCTTGTTTATTTTCTTTTGGAGTACCCCAATATAGATGATTAGGATTGCTACAAGCGCCGTTATGACAAGCATGGCAAACGTGTATCTTCTTTCCTGCTGGAATTGTTGTTTCTAATATATGCGCCAGCAATCCTTTGCAGTACATACTTTGCCCGCCCCGTTCTATACAAGGCTCATCTAACTTTAGATGTTTCTGTCTTTCTTCTTTTGGTAATTCTATGTATTCGTAAATGTTTTTCATGCATTTATTTATGGTAAACACGCAAAAAACGTGTCTACCAAATATCCTGGTGGGCCTTGTCAGAGTCGAACTGACCACCCAACGATTATGAGTCGTTTGCTCTAACCAACATGAGCTAAAGGCCCAACACAGCTATTATACGCTATTGATCTTTATGTGTCAACGAACAGCTCTACCAGCACCACGTGTGATAGGAGTAGTACGACGACCGCGTGGAGCAGGTTGGTTCACTGGTTCTTCTGGTGGAATGTCCACTGTCGGAGCAGGAGTTGTTGGTGTTGGTGGTCGAGTTGTAATTTTTGGTGCTGGCGCTTTTGGTTTTGGTTTTGTAGGTGTTGCTGGGACCGGTTTGGTGATCACGTTTGCAGAATCCGGTTGAGTTTGTACTTCGGTCTTACCAGCTTCTTTCATTAATTCAAAAAAGTCTCTACCCAAATTGAATTGATGTGTAAGTCGACGGTTAGGAGGATTCTTTAGCAAAGTTACGTAAATTAATTCTTTACCAGTGTTTTTATCAATCCATGTGATTCTTGGACGGGTGGTCATGGTCAACTTAACGTCGAGGTCTATGATCTTGGCCAAGTGTGCCAGCAACTGAGGTTTTAATTTTTCATAGGTTCCATTGGCATCAAACTTTACATACACTAAAGTTTCATCGCCGGCCAAAGATTTACGAAGTTGTCCTACAAAATGATGTATATAATCGGCTTCACCGCGATCGTTTAACCGAGCTATTCTATTTTTGAGAATCTGCTCTGTTTTGATATACAAGTCTGTAACAATTTGTACACGTTGATTAAATTGGGCGTCGGTATCTTGTTTTCCACCTTCAACAAAATTAACAGCTTTCATTACACCGTCGGCCATTTCAGAATTTAATCCAATGATATCATAAAATTTTATAATGCCCTTGGCATTGTTGCCTGATGCTTGATCGTACCATTCCGCACCGGCACTTTTAACGCTTAGTGTGAGATTTTTAATTGGTTTTTCGTCGGGGGTGCCAGGAGCATAGGTTGTTTGAATATCTGTTTTTGCTCCGCCAATGCCAACTACAGAAATTTGTATTGGATCTTTTCGATTGTTGGTAGTAAAATATTTGTTGTATTTGTTTATATCTGATTCAGTATTGACGTAATTTACAATTCCTTGCAAGTTGCCCCATGCGGCTTTGTCTGCTGGAGTGGCTCTAACGGCTCGTTGAAATGAAGGAGTACTCAATGCAACTCGTAACTCCATTTTATCTTTGACCTGCTTGTTGATGTCTGGAACATTTTTAGAATACACCGCAAGTGTAGTAGGAGTTTGTGATTTACCAGCTGGTTCTTCGGTTGAGTGATCAGCGGCCAATTTACCAACCTTAATCACGTCTTCTGCTGTAATAGCAGATTTGTCACGCATGGTCAATTTGGCATAGATAGCAAAGGATTTTAGTGCTTCTACAGTGGGGCCCAGGTTGGCTTTGGAGTAATCTAACTCGCCCTTTTTAACTACTCCGATGGTGCCACCAAACTCATTGGTCTTGGCCAGTGTTGAAATTTTAACTCCGCCAATTTCCGACGGTACAATAACCGGAGCAAAACTGCGAGCCTTGGGATTGGTATCTTTGCGATCAAAGTTGTTTTTTAACAATGATTTAAGATGTGCAATTTCTTTTTTTGTGGCAGGAACTTTAATTCGTTTACCACTGGTGGTTAGAAAGGTTTTATTATTTTCTAATTTGTCAATAAGGTTTTGCAGTCGGTACTTTTCATAAAAAGTGTCCGATTTGAGCCCGGCTTCGGTTAAAAATTCTGTACTGTTCATTACAGTATTTAGTTGGTTATTTGATAAAAATTCTTGTCCAACCAATTGACCACAACATCTTCCAATCTAGCATGACCATATTTGACCACTGAATTTATCACGCTGTCGTTGATCAACAAGCGTTCGGCTAGATCGTACCAGGTTGCACCGGGCAAAGGGCCATGTTCGCTGGCATATACAGCCGCATACAACCACGGAGTACCAGATTCTCTATAAAAGTAAGCATCTCTACAGTCAAACCCACTGATGGCCAGCATGTACATCAAGTTTAGTAGATTATAGCTGTAGTACTGGTGACTGTGGTTTGTGACCACCAAGCGATTGCGCTGATCAATGTAGGTGGTTTGTGGTACTGCCATGACCAACATGCCATTTACATTTAGGGTTTCTTTCCATAATGACAGGCACTGGAACGGGTTTCGAACATATTGAAAGCTGTCATGGCTCCAGATCAAATCAACTTTACGCCCAATGCTTACCTGTTCAAAGTTCAAACGTAAAGGAACAATATCCCCGCTTTGTAAAACAGATTTATCTATCTGGTCTGCCTGTGTGTCAACAGCATAGACCGTATATTCTCTATGTTCTGGAGGATCATCTCGGGTATGTAAGGTAGCCCACCACTGACTATCCAGGCCGGCTCCTGCGCCCATGTCAGCCACGCTGCGTAGGTTATCAAGAAAACTATCGTATTCGTTGAGAGTATTTAATATAGTTAAACTATGAGCATGACTCAGGTGTTCGTTGTTAAACATGCCCATTGGTTAATATCTCCATGACTAATTTTTCTTTTAATTTTTTTAGTCTGGGTTCAAACTGATGGCACGCCTCAGCGATTTCATTGTCTGATCCCCAGCCCAGTTGATTGTTTAAATAGACTGCCCATTTTGATAGGCTGTCTTTTTCCAATTGTACTGCCACTGCGTCACGACGAGGTTTGGCACGAAGGCAAAGATTAAATTCTTCCAGCAGTTCCTGTCCACGTTTGCGAAAATCTATCATGACACTGAAATATCTTCCATTCCAGCTGTACGTAAACGAACCACGTGCCCCAGCATGAAGTTCTTTGATTCAATACCTTTCATGACACCTAACCATTTGTTACGTAGTAATGCCACTTCATTGATAATGGTTTCCATGTCAATCACTTCATCTTCTGCCTCGGCATACTTTTCTGCATCACGACTTGTCAAGGCACGATTGTATGCTTCCAGGTATTTCTTGTAGTGGCGCTGACGAATTTTACGTAATTGTATATTTAAGAATTCTAATACTGCTTCGATTTCCTGTAGTTGGTTAAATCTGTGTTCAGTTTCGCCGGGCAAGTTGCTGAGTTCTTTTTCAACCTTGCCTCGTATTTTAATGTCAGACTTGGCTGTGGCCAACTCGCCTTCGTAGTAGGCAATAAAGTTAGGAAGTTCGCCTAAGTCGGCTACAATTTTATTATAGTACATCTTTAACTTTTAATCCAATTTAAAAATGATTGAGGGTATATGTTTAAATCTAAATCCGATCTTCTTGCTACAAATTCTTGTAAAAAAATTCCAATATTTTTACGATCCTCTTCAGTAGGATCATTTTGCATCGATTCCATGATTTGTTTTTTAAAGTCCGTTGACAAACCGGAAATACTTTGAATTATACTTTCCTTACTTGTTTTGTCTAGCACATAAGGTGCCATCATTCTAGGCTGATAGGCAAAGGTCAAATTCATGTCTTTGGGTTTAAAATAATCTACAAAATTGGCAAAGTCAAAAATGGTAAGATTGGTTACTGTGGCATGAAATTTAAAATTAATACCGGTCTCTTTTAATATTTCTACCTTGCGAACAAAATCTGGCCATTTCACACCGTACCTGTTGAATTCTAAAAATTTTTCAGTTGCTTCGGCGCTGATAAGCAACAGTAAATTTGGAATAGTTTTTAATTCCTCTATAAACCTTACAAATCGTGGCATGGCAACTCCCAATCCGGTATAAATTTCAACCACAGTATCTGCGGCAAAATCTATACTTTTTAGCATGTTGACCAGACTATTATCCAACAAGGGTTCACCGCCGGTAACTGTTAATTTTTTTAGGCCTGGTGCAGACAATTTAATTTCATTAAATAAAGTTTGGTAATGAGCAGTTGTTTTTAATGTCGATTGACTAATTTTTAACAGGGCGCGATCTTTGACATTGGCCTTGTACCGATCATCTGTATTCACAGTATTATAGTCGCCATTGTTGACCACATCTCTACGCCAGGCACTACTGAATTCCTTGCAACAATAGGTGCAGGTTAAATTACAATCACCATTGATTGTCAGATCAATAATTTCTGGCCGAGTGATTGGCTCCGTGTGCGTTTGCTCAACACCACCTTGATACAGTCGCGGACTAACTGCACCTGCATCCTCGGCTACCCAACAATTCTGTTCGCAACTGGTATTACGCTCGTTGCGTAACATCATGCCACGTTCAGCCACATTGACATCTGTGTTAAATAACTGCCCAGGATTTTTATCCAACCATGCAAAGTCAACTGGATGCGGAGCCGCGGCATGACAATTATATGTGGTCTTAGATTCAAGATCTATTTTTAGATACTTGAATTTCATTGAACAATAGTAGTTACGAGTATTGTTTACCAATCGCCGTCTTCTTCCTCTTCTTCCTCTTCGTCATCGGAATATTCCTTGAGAGCACGTTTAAGAGTGGCATCCGTAGTTCCAAATTCTTTGAGTTCCTGGTCTCCCAACATATCGACCATCACACTCATCAAATTATCTGCACACTCTTGGCGATCTTTTTGTGGGACATACTGTTTCATAATTGTGTATAGTTCGCTTAATACTTCTACATCAATGGTCATTCTGCTGTTTCCTCTTTTTTGATTTTACCTTTAATTGTGGTTTCTACTATGTCATCTACTTCGGCTTCGAGTTCTTCAACATCGGCTGGCTTCTGGTGTGGGTTAGCAACAAAATCCGCCATGGCTCGATCCAAGCAGGCGTCTTCATTGCGTTCCCATGCTTTACGGAATTTCTTGATAATTTCGCCTGTAGCTAGTGTATATACCAGGCTGTTGCCTTCTTTCTTAAGCAGGTCTTTGCCTTCGAACAGGTCAACCAAGCCCGAGTAAGGGTTCATACCTTCTTCATATGGAATTTTAACCTGCACTGATTCAAACGGTTTGGCATAGCGTGTTTTCATAATTTTACAAGCAGCACGAATACCTTTTACTTCTGAAATCTTGTTGCCATCTTCGTCTTCTTTTAGTTTTAACTTGCGCATAGCAACTACAATACTACTCGCATAGATAAAACCCTGTCCTCCTGATATTTTGTCGTCCGGATCAAACATATCTTGACTAGCGTATGTGTGTGCGGTGGTTACTAGGCCAATATTTAAGCTACCAAACATGTTTACGCAATTACGTACCAGGGCGGCAAGTGCCTTGGGCTTACGGCCCATGTCACCTTTCATGTCGCCTGCTTCGAATTGATTTACATCCGTTGGGGTAAGTAGCATACCTAACGAATCTACTACAAACAAGACTTTGGGTCTTTCTAATTCTGGTAGGGTTTTGTATTCTTTAACAAACTCTGAGATCATCTTGCCCACATCGTCAATCATGGCCATGTTGAGTTTGAGTAGTTTGTCTTCACTTGTGTCTACATTTAATGCGTGTAACCACTTTTCGTCTAGTGCGTTTTCTGAGTCAACCAGGATGACATAGATGCCTTGCTTTTGTGCATTGGCAACCAAGTTGCCTGAACAGATAAACGATTTACCTGCGCCGGATTCGCCAGCAAACACAGTAACTTTACCTAGCGGAACACCTTTGTTAAAGTCGCCGGAGATGAGATAATTTAAGGCATAGTTGTTGGTTGAAATCCAGTCTGTTGGATCTGTAAATCCAACGCTAATGCCGTCAATGCTTTTGGTAATGCTTTT